CTAAGTCAGGCTTATGATCCATATCCATACATTTCTGAATATGCGACTTAATAGTATTTACCGTTGCCCCTTTCGGTGGATATTCTTTAACGATGAGCTTACCTTTGAGACTATCGACATAAGTTTGAACTTCTTTACGGTGTTTATTAACCTCATCAATAGAGTATCCTGTAAAGTAGCAATCAAACCGTTTACCCACATAGTCCTCTCCGAGTTCGAGGGTATAATAATTAACTTTATAGCCAAGACTGACAGCATGAGCAGCAATAGCAACCATACACCAGCTTTTCCCACCTCCTGGATTACCAAAAACAATACCCAAATCGCCAGGTCCAAATCCTCCTTGAATACCATCGTTAAGTATAGGCCAAGGACTAGGAATAGTAGGACGGTAGTCAGTTCTATACCTAGTTTCAACATCTTTATTATATTCATGTCCAATATTTTTATCCATACCAGCTTTCATAGCCTTCTCAATCATGTTTCTGATTCCGTCAAAGTCATGATCTTTAAGAAGGTCAGCAGAACTAAGTATAGCGTTCTTCATTTCTTGATTCTTACAAAAGGTTTGAAACTCCTCTTGCACATACTCTAAATCATCAACTGATGCTTCGTAAGAATTTCTTAGCTCCTCTTTAAGTGCTACTTGAAGTACCTCATTCTCTAACTTTTGAAGTTCTACTTTAAGAACATCCATAGTAATGTTAGTATGATACTTATCGAAATACTCTTTTATTTGATTAATGATCCATTTATGTGAATCTGCATCGAAGTAATGATCGTGTAATACATCTCTTACGTTTAGTAAAAAACTTTTATCTGTAAGTAGTGATCCTAAAACCTTTAACTGAAACCCCTTTCCGTACTGCTGTAAACTCTTTAATGTCATTTATAACCTTTTATTATATCTTAATATATGATTTATTTTTTTAATAGCCAAGAAGAAGACTGTATTTTATCTCCTAATCCGTCTATAAGTTCAATATTATATTGTCTACAGATATCTGCTTCAGGAATAGTATTATTATTCTGATCTCCTCCATTAGCAAAAGCTAGTTTGTAAGTTTCGTGAAATTTATCAACCATAAGCTTTAGAGTTTCGTTTTGAGTACTATCCTCATCTATAGATACCCATGCCATATCTACTACAGTAAGAGCTCTTATTATTTCAACCCTTTCTGCTTCGTCCATAAAGAAAGAAGAACCTTTCATTTCTCTTTGTTTGTCGTTATTAACAATCACTATGAGAGCGTCTCCTACTTCTTTTGCTTTTTCGAATAATTCTAAATGTCCTTTATGTAAAGGGTTAAAGTACCCGCTAACTATTATTGCTTTTTTCATAACTTTCTGATATTAATTTTTTAAACTTTGTTGTGCTCCAACCGTGATCTCTATTTAAATAATAGATAGGTATTTTTAAATCATCTCCTGTGAAAGGCTTATTAACGTAGTCATCACCTAGAAATCTTAAATCAAATTCTCCCATCTTAAGCAAATCATATAACTGTTCCTCGTAAGTATAACGTATTACGTCATCTATATGCCTTATGCTTTCTAACATTTCTTTTCTTTCATCTGGTGAAAGTATAGGTTTAAGTTTATGAGGCCTTTCTATGGATGGATCTGTATGTAAAAGAACGATTAGACAATCGCAATTCTCTCTCATTTCTTTAAACATCGCAATGTAACCTGGATGTAATACGTCGAAATTTCCTGCTATAACTCCTTTAATCATCTATTTTCCAAAATACTTGTAAAGTAACTATCACCGAAGCAAGTACTAAGATGACAGCTGTCTTTAAATTAACACCCTCTTTAATATGAAAATAAGTAAGAATAGAAAAAGTCAATACTCCTGTTACAAAGCCAAATATACGAGAAGCCCATAATGTCTCTCCTCCGAAAGCTGCGACAATATTTTCTGTACCAAATATATAACCTAATCCTACTGGGATACCCATAATCGCTGAAAGTATTACAGGATTGTCTTTCATCCAAGTACTTATAAACTGTCCATTAGTTTGGTACCAAGATAAACTTTGAGCAAAAATAAAAAAACCTGCTCCTATAAGTAATTTTTTGTAGTCCATTATTTTACTGTTGTTAGTCCTCTAAAGTTCTCTAACCATAGCTCTGTATTCTTGGTTATACCTTCTATCTTATCTTGCTCTAAAAGACGTAGAAATGCACCTGTCTGTAAATCTGGTATTGAAGAGTTTATAACTTCATTTACGTATTCTTTTTCCTTATCATCTAATGAAGAAATATGTAAGTCCATTAGTTCAAAATTAGTTTCAACTTTTTGCCAGTTATGTATAATTTTAGCAAAAATCTTTTTGCCTTCTAGCTTTTCTTCTGCTACTTTGTAGATGTAGTTAAGATCAGTCCTTTCAGTAAGTAGTTTAGGAAATTCTGATACTACTGTTTTTATTCCTAATCCTTTTACTCCTTGCAAGTTATCTGAGTTATCACCTAATAATGCTTTTACTAAGTTGTAATTCTCTGGTAATACTTTTAGTTCTTCAAATATGTTATCCTTTGTAAAGGTTTTCTTTTTAACAGGAGCATATACTTCTATAGTATCATCTACTAATTGTAAAAAGTCCTTGTCTGAAGAAACTATAGTACATTTTTTAACATTAGAATTAGATGCTTTTTTAGCAATCCATGCCATAATATCATCCGCTTCTAACTTATCCATAACTAATTGATGTATTGGAAGACATTCTAAGTAGTCTTGAGTCCTAAATAATTGACCTATAAGTGCTTCTGTTTCCTCTTCTTTAGTGTCATATAGTCCCCAATGAGTAATTCTACTGGTAGCACGTTGTGCTTTGTAATTAGGATCGATATTCTTTCTATTAGCAGATCCTCCTTTACCGTCCCATACTATTATTACTCTAGTAGGATCGAATATTCGAGTAACGTACCCTAGAGAACGAAGAAACCCGACCAGGCCACCAACATGGGCGCCTGATGGGTTCATCGCTTTGAGCAGCGAGAACGACCTGATTAAGGTGTTCATCGCATCAACGACCAAGATATGATCGTTTAATGCTCGGGGTGGGGTCTCTTTAAGATTGTTTAAAATATCGTCGTATGCCATATTAGTTAAATTCCGGGTTACTTAAGATACAATGTAAAATGTATCTATCTTCTCCTGTAGTGTTTCTTACTCTGTGATATGTAAACGGAGTGTTAAGATGTAGAACACCTGTTCCTTTTGTACCGGAGCCTTTGTATATCAACCTTTTACTATCTTTATCTGCGTAATACTCTGTAACTGTTTTATTATCTTCAAGATTTATTATAGCTGTTCCTACAAATTCCTGTCCGTCTGTATGTGTTCCTAATTTATATTTTGCTATATCTTTAACTGGTTGTATTTTCCAGCGATAATGTTTCATCTTATCAATTATATTAGGGTGATTTCTTTCGACTAAACTTAAATCATAATCTTTTTGATTACGAATAAATGAAATTATATCTTTAGATAAATCTGAAGTAATAGATTCATTGTAATCACCTAATGTAAATCTAGTAGCAGGTTGTTTATACTTACTATTATTAGTAACTTTATTGTAATCGTTCCAAGTACCTTCCTGTATAACCTTATAAACTTCATCTGGAATATTTATATCGGTTAATTCCCAAATAGGGTATTTACGGTTGCTAAATTTAGATACTGGTGTAAAGTTCATTAATCTAATAAGTTAGGAGTTATAGTATCTTCTTCTAAATCTCCTTCTTCAATAAGATCAAAATCTAACGTTCCTACTAACTTCAACCAATGTTCTTTATGAGCATCTTTATATTTATCGATCTCTCTCTTATCATCTGGTATAAAACCATGAGCAGTCATAACTACTCTACCTCTAGACTGTACACCGCCGATATGATTTTTTTCTATCTGAACGTTAGTTCGTTTAGCAAACTCTACTTGCATACCGTTCTTGATAGCTTTAATCTTAGAAGTACCTGGGTTAGTAATATTACCGAAAGTTACTACTAAAGTAGCATCATACCACATCGACATACCACCTTTGTTCTGTAACTTAGCCATTCCCATAGGTGACTCAGGTTTCATAGTCCATACTTTATTAATAGCTACTAGCGTATTAGTATAAGGAGAGTTTTCTTTTCTTGATAAAAGTATTTTCTGGTTTAAGTTATTACCAAACTGAGTAGACATAGCACCTGCATTCCATTCGTTGTTGTTCTTATTGGATCTAACCGATAAGTCACAAGGTACTGAACCGATACTATCCCAGAAGAAACACATATCATAAGGTAGATTACCTTTAGCCTGCTCATCCATAAGATCAGCAATATAGACTGCTACATCTTCAATAGTGTTTAATTGGCCTCTATCCGCATAGAGAAAATGCCCTTCATAATCAGTTACATTACCGTTCTCATCAGTAACTTCTTCTACTTGAAGTCCCATTTCCTTAGCATGATCCCAAGACCATTTCATCTCGGTAATGATGAAGACCGGGAGAATGCCCTGTTTTTGAGCATTCACCGCAGCTTCTAGTAGGGCAGTTGTTTTGCCCGTATCACTATGTCCACGCAAGAGAGTGATATGTCCGGTAGGAATACCGGGGAGGGAAGTAATATCTTGAAAAGCTTTCGACAATGGAATCCATCCTTGTTCTTTAAACTTTACAGAAGAATTAGAATAACCTTTCTTTTTCTTAAAATTTGATAAGTTAAACGACTTACGAACTGCAGCGGTCGCTCTTTCTTGAGTATCTTTTTTCATTGCCATTTATATAGCTGGTTTATTAGTATTATATTTTCTGTATTTATCCGGTCCTGCTAAGTGTGTATAGGTCTCAACAGGATTAGTACTTCTTAGATCAAGATACGAAAAATTTTCTTCATATAAAAGTATTCCTAGTAAATATTGACCTAATATTAAATTAAATCTATTAGGGTCAGCAATATTTTTTACTAAAAGGTCATTACGGTATTCATAATATGTTTCCGTAAATGTTTGAAGTAGTATATCATTATTGATCTTAAAAAAACCTATATTAGGTACGAATGGAATAGTCCCTGTATTTTTTACTCTCTCGTAAAGCAGTGTGCCTTTTAATTCTATTATGTTATCAGTATACCAAGGCTTAGTAGGAGAATCCTTATGTTCAAAAATTACATCAAAACTATTACTGTATTCTAATGATTTGAAAATAAATAAATCTGGGTCTACTATTGTTTCGTGAGAATGTAATAGGCTTACACATCTAGCCTTCATGTCTTCTAGAAAAATAAAATCACTAGTATCTATTAACTGAATATTAGTTGATAAATGCTCTACATCACTACTTGTTAACTCATCAGTAATCAATCTATATTCATATAGACCTTTAATATGAGTAATCGATTTTTCTAGAAGTTGAAGGTTAATTGCATACTGCTCTTCATTATAAGCTAACTTTTTAGAAAAGCAGTATACAAAAGAATGCTTACTCGTTGAATAAGTCATCAAACTTACTAACAGTATCTTTATTTCCTTCAGTAGCTGTTTCCAAAGTAAAATCTGTTTTTTGCTGACCTAAACTTTCTGGTAAAGGTGTTTCTGTAGGAGTAGTAGTCTCCTCAGATCCAGGGTTTAAATAACTTTGTAGTTGCTTCTTAATAAAGTCATAATCATACTCAGTATGAACCTCAGTAGGATTAGGTTGAGTCTTTAACCATGTATCAACTTGATCGTTATTATCTGATAACGCAGTTTGTTTAGGTTTGATACGAACAGTAGTTTCAGGGTAAGGATTACCTTGTACTTGTTCTACTACCATATCCCATCCGTTAATAACGTCTGTGAAGTCTCCGATATCTTCATCTTCTGCTAAAGCAAGTAATGCTTTATAGATAGTAATACCGAATCCCCATAGTCTTACACCTTTATCTTCTTCTCCTCTTACTACAACAGGAGCAAAGATTCTAGTTTTAGGGTTAAGTTTACCTGATAGTGACCAGTTATCTTTATCGTTTGTCTTTCTAAGTTCTTTTACGAACTCTTCAATCGGGTCTTGCTTACCAAAGTTTGATAAAGCAACCATCGGATACTTACCTACACCGTAGTGGAACTTTAATTCCTTAAACGGAAATGCAGGATCAAAGGCAGACGGTACGATACGAATCGTTTGTTTACCTAGTTCCGGTTTCCAAAAAATCTTGGAGTAATCTGTTTTCTCTTTTTGCTGACCGTTATTATTTAACGTATCCAGCTTTGCCTTAATAGCATTTAAATCCATATATAACTAATTTTAATATAACTTATTATTAATATAAGATAAATAATCTTAGCAGACAACTTATCTTAAGAATTTTTTTAATACTTCAACACTATCTTTACCGACTCTAAGTCCATTCACGTCGCAGTGTTTACAGGCTGAGATAGATTTTCTATCCTTATCTAATAATTTCTTTCGTACTGTCATATATCTTTTGCTAGTCCATAATTCTGGGAATGGTGTGTCTAGTATATTGCCAAGGCCTTTCTCGTTACGTTGCCAATCTTTACTACATAAAAGTACGTTACCATTCCAATCTATCATAGCTTTGTAAAAAGGAATAAAACATTCTCTTTCTTGAGGTTCTACCTGATTAAATATTCCCCCTCTGTTAGTAAGGCCGTACTCTTTAAAGATAGTAGTTTCTCCTGTATCTTCCAAATGTCTGAGTTGAATTTTTATAGAATCTCCGTAAGGTTCAAAAAATTTAGTTAGTACCTCTAAATGCTCCGCATCATCATAACAGTTAACTATAAGTAGTTTGATACCTACATCTATAAAATCCTGTACCTTATGTTTACCCCGTAGAAATACATCTCCATTTGTCATAGTATAAGTATAAAAGTAAGGAGTAAATTCAGCTAATAACTCTAATATACCTTTTGCTAGTACCGGTTCCCCAAATCCAACTAAACCTACTTCCCCAGTGTAGTTTGCATTTTGTAACTGTTTTGAGAGCGTTCTAGCTGTATTAACATCCATATGTAAATTCTGATTAGGGTATAATTCAGGATTAACTCTAGGACAGAAGCTACATTTTCGATTACATAACTCAGTAGGATTAATCTCTAAGTTACGTAAACCTGGTAAAAGCGGATTATGTATACTATCGACTATTACATCTTCCCATCTAAATTTAAATTTGTTAACTTCCATTATCTAGATTGATCTGAAGATTTGTACCACAGGCTCATTTCACCTATTTCTATATGTTGGGGTAGTTCTATAGCGTACTTTACTGACCAAGCTACTTCTTCTGGTGTTAGCATACCTTTGTTAATTTGTTGAGCGTCTAAGGTCATACCGGTTTTAACTAAACCGGGATTTATAGTAATAATTCTACACTTGCGGTCTGTTTTAAAGGCACATAAGTAAGATTGATGGTTAAGGGAGGCTTTGTAGGCTGAATAGCCGGACCAATTGACGCTTTGACCGGGGTATTTAGATTGACTAGATATATTTACTATAGTTTTACTTTCATCGTACATCCAGTTTTTAAATAACAAAGTAAAAAGCTCTGTCTGGGAGTTAGAGCTGTATGCGTTATTAATAAAGACGTCTGAGTTATAAGCTTGTTTAAGTATTTCTAACCTTCCTTCCTCTGTAGATATATCATATCCGTTAGATCTACTGTAGCCGTCTAAGTAATGAGACGTAGAAAGGGTTTCATAAAGTGCTTTACCAATACCTTTCGTATGCCCTGTCAAGGAAATACGTAACATAACTAACTTTCTATATCAATGATTCTATAAAGCTTAGTATTGACCCTTTTGAGTTCAGGACCTTTTGTAAGCAAGACACAGTTTCTATAATCTGGCCAATTAATTCGGTAAGATGTATCAAGTACACCTCCGTTAAGTTCTTTAATCAATGTATTTAGGGCATTAATCGTATAAAGAGTGTTAGATTCTTTTTTACGGTGCACAAGAATAGTATTTTCTAGGAATGTTCCTACATTACCGAAATCAACGTTATAGGTGCAGATGTATTCATCCTGAGATTTAGAATAGAGTACAAAGATTTTATTATATATAATTTTGTACCTGTCCTGAACCTCTTCCAATATCCCTTCTAGCGTATCTTGAGTAGCAAAGGTACAAAAAAGTTTGTTGCTCATATCTTCATTATGGTAAATCGGCTCCAAGTCGTAATCGAATGCCGGTCTAGTAACTGTATTTATCATATATAAATATCTTTTTTATATTATAACACGAGATCTTTTGAGTATTTAACTTTTATTGGGTATTTCCCACCTTCTTCTAAGATCTCCTGTAGTTTCTCTAATGTTTCTTTGCCATCCTCTTTATGAAAGTCAAAAAGTAAAGCGTCGTATGTATATAAAACTAATTTAGTTTTTTTATCCTTTAAGTAACGTAGTGCTTCTTTTAATATAAGAATATTTCTGGAAGTCTCTAACGATTGCATGATATAATTCATTAACTTTTGAGGATTCATGTCTTTGAGCGAGCTTGTGAAAGGCTTTCCACTAATTGGTGCCAAAACCTCTCCGTCATCTTCGAATTGTTTCCATAACTCTTTTATATACTCATCAATCTTTGTAAAGATCTCAAGGTGAGCCCATTTTTCGGGTATCTTTCCATAAATTGCATGAAAGTTAATTTGTTTTGCTGTATCGTATTCTTCTTCTGTGATTTCTTCTTTGTTAAAGTACTGTTTTGCTAATTGAGTATGAGCTGATTCGCTTGATAAAGTGTATCCAATCTGTTCACAAAGTAAACGCAGGTGATAACCATCAAAATCCAACTCAACAAAATAATCACCGGTGGGATGGAAGGATTTCCTGTGTTGTTCACTTTTAGGAATAGCAGCGAAGTTAACGCTATTAAAAGCATTAGTAGGTCTAGAAGTAACATTATATAAATTGTATGAAGTTAGTACTTTGTTATCTATTGTATTGTAAATAGGGTTACGAGGTTTGAATATTTCGGTGTATTCATCATAATATACACCTAAGCCAGCTTGTTCGATAAGAAAAAATACATTTGTTGCTGTATTATTATAAAAATCAAAACTATCTGGTATATTGTAGTCAATTATATTTTTTACTTTGTCATATACCTTTTCACAACTTTCATATAGTTTAGAAATAGGTATTAATTTGTTTACATAACTTAAATCACTGTACTTATTGTAGGTGACGTTAATAGAAGAGTTTTCTCTTGAATAATCTAGTTTTTCATACTTAGTCATTGAATATAACAATGATAGATCTATTGCTCCCTGTATATTAAAGTGATAGAGTAACTCTTTCTTATTTAATGTATATAGTTTAGTAGATTTTAAAAGAATGCGAGAGACACGTTCTTTTGAGGTATTTAATCCTTCATCATGGTCTATAGGAATAATATATCCATGTTCTGAACCTAATAGTCTAATGTAAACCGCTACTGTTGAAGTTAATTTAGGGTGGTAAAGACTATTTGCAGGAATAACATCTACATATGCTCCTAACCTAACTAATCTTTCTAAACTTTCTAATTTGCTTTCTTGCTCTACTATATAAAACACTTGTTATAACCTTTTCAATAAGATAAGAAAAAATTATTGAACTACAAACTTAGAATAGTGTTTAAGGTGTTGATCTGTAATACCAGGTAGAAGTTTTTCAGCTTTTTTAGCAACATCTGCATTTTTTGCTTTAACTCCTGGGTAAAGATAGTTGTTTATAATCTCATCTTCAGGGTTACCTTTAATGAACCACTGTACTTTAAGAGTCTTTCTATAAAGTTTCTTTTCTTTCTGTATCTTAAGATAAGAAATTTTGTCCAATTCCACAACTTTACCATCTCTGGTGTCTCTTGCAAAGTGTCTTACAAATACTCCTTTGTTATAATCTACTCCTGATGGTGATACTGATACATTCCTAAATACTTCATCAGTACTAACTTTACCGTCTGGTACAAACTCTAATGGTTTAGAATCTGGTCTAACTGATTTACCTTTGAAGAAATTACCTTTAAAGTCTCGTACAAAACTACCTGCAAACTTTAAACCGGTTGATGGGTCTTTCAGTATGCCATTTAATTTTCCTCCAACAAGTTGTTTTATTTTAGGTAAATATGCCATCTTATAAGTTATCTAATTCAAAAAATTGAGTTTCAACATTGGTAGTCCATTCGTTATTTTCTACCTTGTTACCTAACCCTGTGATAACATATCCATACTTATTATATCTAGGTAAAAGCACTCCTGGGTTTATTTTAAATACCTGCCCTATTTTAAATCCTGAAATACCTTTCATAGTAAATGATAATTCGACTGGTATTGGTATTTCATGAGTAACGTCTTTATCAGATTTTTTCGTTTGTGCTGCTTCGTACAATATTAGGTTAATTTTTCTTAACGCACCCTGTAAGTCTTTTTCAGTTTCAGCATTAAAATCAGATTTTTCAGCAAGTCCTTCGAAAAATAAATCTATTTGTTTAGACATATCTACATTAGCTTCAAAGAATTTAGTTATGTCACCACCGTAGCTTAGTAAACTTATATTGTTGCCCTGGTCTTCTCCACTGTTATCTTCTGTACATACATCAGGTTCAGTGTTTGTAACCTTACTAGGGATAAACCTATCAACTGCACCTAAGTTCCATGAACGTATTGCTCTTACATTTTCATTATAGTTGGTTACGGTACCTTGTGCTGCAATTGATATTTGTGCTGCTGTGTTTGCACTTAACCTGCTAGATATAGATAATTCCTTTACTGTTGATTTAAGTCCAGTTAAAGTTATTGTAGGTATTTTTTTTACTTTTCCAACACCGTATAAGTCTACAATTTCATATTTGTTGATACCTTCATTATAAAAAAGGGATAAATTACAAATATCACTTAGTGCAGTATTTATTTTTTCTAGTAAAGTGTTTATAAAGTCAATAAAGGTTGTACTGGTATTAGCTTCATCATAAAGATGGTCTGATAATGTAAGTAGTATCTTTGTTGAAATGAATATATTTAAAATTTCATTTTTACCATTATCATCGGAATTATTACCACTCGCACCGTAGTCTTCCATTTTTGTATGTGCATCACCAGCTGTCATTCCGTACAGTCTATGTCCATTGGGGTTACTAATTGAAGGACCTTTTTTTGGTAGGTGAACATTAGAAGGAATTACAGAAAAATGTTTTTGAAATGTTCTAAATTTATTTCCAAATTCTAATGCGAATGATATTATAGGGTTATTCCTATTTTTATCTTTTACCTCATATATCGATGCAAACTTGTTGAAAATATCTAATACAAACCTTAGTGGTACGTAGGAGAGTCTTTCTGTAGCCTTTTGTTCACTGTCGTCCCCTTGTCCTTGGACAGGGTCGGTAACATTAGCATATATAAACTTACATTGGTTTTCTGTGTCTAAAGTAGTAAACAGTTTTATATTTTCACCATTAAGTTCACACTCACCAAATACATCAACTAGTTTTGGTGTAAAACTATCTGGTTCTTCTGGTTTAGGTACATACTCAGAAATAGATTTAAATATTGTATGAAAAATACTTTTATGTTTCGATACTGAAGAGTCTTTACTATTTTCTTTATTTTCTTCTTTTTTAGAATCTTCTATTTTAGCACCATCAGAAGTTTCTCCTCCTTTAATACTGTCCAATATCACTCCTTTGGAAACTACTTTCATACTGCAATCAAATCCACCGTCAGGTCTAAAGCTATATCCAAAATTAGAGACATAACCAAAGAAACCATCGTAGTTACCATCTGCTTCGTCTCTTTTATTCTCTATTGCCTTTTCTACATCCTCGATTGTCTGTGTACTAAATACAAATCCTTCATCAAGTGTATTAATAGTTTTGCCGAAAGTTTCTTGTTCACCTTTATTATTGGTGAAGACAGTATGACCAAATTCTATAATACTAGTAAACCCTGGTCTTAAAAATAATCTTTCAGCTTCTTCTAAATCATCTAATGAAAATACAGTAAATGTTATGTCGGCTTGTCTTAATGTACCGTAAGGGTTGTACGACTTAAGATTAAATGATGTAATACCTGGCATTGGTCTATACCCTAATCCATATCTATCACTGTAGTTGTTGTAGGCATTGCCGGAGTTACTAAATGAAGTACCTTTATCAAAGTTTATACCTTTTCTAACTATATCGACTTGTCTATTTTCAGCCTGATCTTTGGTCATCATTGCACCACCGTGTAGTATAAATCTTCTAGCAGGACCAGACCAAGTCTTTTGTTTATCCTTAGCAAGAATATTACTACCTGAACTAACCTTTACCCAACCCGTATTTTGGTTTAAGCTTGAAAGGTCTCCAATGCTCTTACTGTTATTGGAAGTATATTCTTCTCTTTTTTTTACTTGTGCAACTGTTTTGTCACTAATAGATGAAAAAATAGTTTCTCCTGCCTTTGCTATACTCATTATCTATTTTCATTTATAGTATTGTATAGGTCTATGGCATCGCTTGGTTTAGCTGGTATACGTAATTGAATTCCTTGTTGTACTGCTAAACTATCTGTTTTTGAATTATTGGCACTTGCTATAATCCACCATAACCTACTATCTTGATAAAACCTATGTGCTAATGTATCATATCTATCTGTGCCTGTAGTTATAACGTAAATGTCGTCTTCAGTAGCAGGGATAGAAGGGTAGATAGGATTTGTATAGTATCTTCTACCTTCTTCATTAGTTAGTATTTCTGTATTTCTATATCTCATTACCCTTGAAATTCTTGAGTATAACCGCTATTGTTAAGAGTTTCTTCTGAAAGACTTAATTTATCTATTTTGTGTTCTCCTACCGCAACGTCAGCCGTATTAAGTTTAGTACCAAAGTATTTTTCTCCTTTGGTAAAATTTAAATCTGATTTAACGTTAAAGGTATGTATTGGAGTAAATTTAACTGATACATCTAATAAATGAGGTACCCTACTTACTTTCTTATCGTTGTCTACATCTATTTCCCAAGGATAAGTAGTGTTCCACGAAAGGTCGACTCCTGTTATAAACCCATTTTGTCTGAAAAGTAAATCACCTACTGTAATTCTAGTAAGAGTTCCTCTCATAAAATTACCTTCTTCAGAGTAGCTTGGAGCTGTAGTAGCTGCAAGTAAATTTAGTTTACGGTACATCCTATTAATATCTTCTTTTTTAAATGCAGCTACTTTAAAACCGAAATTAATATCTCTACCGAAACCTTGATAGGTGTAAAATTGTTCTGCTCTACCTACATACTGTGTACCGTTCCATGTACCTGTATAATTATCTGTGTAGGAATCTAAAAATGCATTAAAAAATAATGTATTACTAACGTCTGGTGTTATTGAAGAAAAACTAAAGGGTAGTAATTGTTCACCGTATGCTTCTTGTATTTCACTTTCATCTTCTAAACTTACCTCCAAAACTGTGCTTTCAAACACATCTTTTGAAGCAATTTTATTATTACCAACTCCTACTTTATATACCAGTGGGTTTTCTACAGTTAGCTCTTTTCCTTCTTTTGTTATTGAATTAAGTTTAACTAGTTTTGGAGATTTTTCTACTCCTTCGTTTACAAGTGTACCTTTTACTTTCTGGTAAGCATCTTGATATATACCTAATTCAGAAGAATCAGAAGCAAAACCTGCACCTGTACCAGATAACTCATTATTACCTACTACTGCGCCTCTAATATCGGATGCACCGAACTTACCTAGGTTAAACTTAGCTTTAAGTTTAGCTATACCTTCAGGAATTCCACCACCATCAAAGGTACCACCTTCTTCAGGGGAGTTGT